TAGTTCTCTGGCCGCAAGTGATTATTATAATGTAAGCCAGATGATTGAAGGGTTTAATGCAGTTCAACTGGCCTTTGGGACCGCCGATGCAAAAAGTGTCACTGTTTCATTCTGGGCGAAAACTAGTCTTTCAATTACGCTGGCTTGCGTTCTAGGAAATAATGCGAATAACAGGGCTTATGCTCAAGACTTCGCTTGTACCACAAGTTGGCAGAGGTTTGAATTAACATTCCCCGGTGATACTTCAGGAACGTGGGTAGGGGCAACAAATGGCAGTGGTTTGAGAGTCACCTTCAGCCTTGCTAGTGGTGCCACCAGAGATTTCTCTACCGGAAGTTGGCAAGCCGAAAACGGTTGGGCCTCGACTTCTCAGGGTAATTTTATGACCAACTCTTCTGCCACCTTTAATATCACCGGAGTTCAAGTGGAAGTTGGTCCTACCATGACTGATTTTGAGCATCCGAGTAGCTATGGGAGTGAGTTAGCCCGGTGCCAAAGGTACTTCCACCGACTTGGCGAAGTGGCAAATGAAGTCGTTGCTTTTGGTGGGTCTGACACCACTTCTAATGCTACGTGGTGGTTCCAATTCCCAGTGGAAATGAGAGCGGCTCCCACACAGTCTGAAAATACTGTGAATCTTTTTGATTGCCTTTACAACGGCACATCAAGGACAGCGATGAACTCTTTCGACGCCACTATCATCAGCACTCTTAACTGTCACATGCTTTCGGGACTTACTTCTGCTTCGTTGGCAGACAACCAACCTACTTGGCTGGCTGTTGATAGCGGTGGTACAGGCTATATCGACTTTGACGCGGAGTTATAATCATGCCTTTAATCACTAATGCTAGATACAACAACGAACACAATACGTCAGTGCGTTGTGATTTTGACGGCAAAGACTTGAAGATTAGCGGCGATATGGGCAATCGCCACTATGCCGAGATTGTGAAGCAAGGAATTGAAATCGCTCCATACGTCGAACCGGAACCTAGCTGGTATGACTTAATCGCGGCCACCGACAAGGAGATGCCACGCTATATGGAAGATTATCTGGATAGCGTAGGCGCACCTGAGTCTGGCCGAGTTAAGGACAACTATGACGCCAAGAAAGTTCTGAGAGGACAACAGCCATGAGTACGTTGAAAACAGATGCTATAACGGCTGTCACGGCAGACGCCGATCTCAGTCTCGACGGCTTGGGGACCGGAGGAGTTAGTATTGCCAGCACCCTGAAGATGACAAAGGGCGGTGATATAGCCTCGGCCTCTCCGTTAGTGATTGACGTTGATGGCAACTACTTCGACGTAACTGGAACGACAAATTTCGCGGCCATGACAGTAGAAGAAGGCAACTTCTTCATGTTGCAGTTTGATGGCGCTTTAACCATCACCCACGGCTCTGGGATCGAACTTCCCGGTGCGGCCAACCTAACTACAGCCGCAGGGGACAGGCTCATCTGCTATGCCACGGCGGCTAACACGGTAGAGGTCATGTCTGTAGAGTTGGAAACAGCGGCTAGTACTGGCTTTACACTCGCAACGGAACAAGCGACGACCAGCGGGACTAGTGTTACGTTTGGCTCCATTCCTGCCGGAACTAAGATGATTGTCATTATGTTCGAAGGCGTAAGCCTCACTGGTGCTACTCCAATTGACGTAACCATTGGCGATGCAGGAGGTTTGGAAACAAGCGGTTATGTGGCGGCTACAAGATACATAGCAGCCATTACCAGTAGTACTGCCGAGTTTCTTATCGGTTTCGGCAGCAGCACCGGTACTCTCCACGGTCATATGATTTTGACCTTGAAAGACAGTGCCAATTTTACCTGGACATCCTCCCATTCGTTGATGGGTAAAACCGACGCAACAGTAAACGGTGGCGGTACTAAATCTCTCTCCGCAGAGTTAACTCAGGTCTCAATCAGCGGTGGCACCTTCGATGCTGGCTCTATCAACATTAGTTATATATGAGGGAATAAAATATGTCCGATTTAAAAGTTGACGGCATTATAGCTTCCACCGGCACCAACACGAACCTTACTCTCCAGGGTAAGGGAACGGGCAAAGTTGCTATCGGTGATGGAGCATTGCTGTTCCCTGACGCTGACGGCAGTGCCAACCAAGTGATTGAAACAAACGCTAGTGGGGTGCTTTCATTTGTTTCATTACCAAGTGCTGGCTTCACTCAGGGTACAGAGCAAGCAACAGGAAGCGGCTCAAGTGTGACTTTTGGTTCTATCCCATCTGGTGTTGATATGATTGTCGTTAATTTTGATGATGTTTCTCAGACTGGCACTACCGATTTAGGCATCCAATTAGGTGATGCGGGAGGCATCGAGACTAGTGGTTATATCGGGGGAAGTACCCGTGCTGGTTTATCATCTACAGCCTTTGAAACAGACGTTATGCCGGTTATGGAGGGTGCTGGCGCATCTAACAATCTTGTCGGAAGTGCTATTCTAACTCTCACGGATGCGGCAACCTACACATGGACATTTCAATCTCTGCTCCACGGCACATCGGATGGCATTTTTATTATGGGGGTTGGCAATAAGTCACTCTCCGCTGAATTGACGCAACTCAAAATCCTGAGTGATGGCACCTTCGACAATGGCGCTGTTAACATCATGTACCAATAGGAAAGAACATGGAAAACTTTATCGCAGTTGTTAAATCTACGGACTCTAAGCTGGACAAGTACCAAGACTTCGCAGTCGAGGCTGATGCCGACAACCACGTTGCAACATATGGTGGCTTTGTTGCACCCAATCCCGGCGGCAGTACAGGTTATTGGGTTGTCGATGCGGAAGCTGAGACAGTCACCAACAACCAAGATCAAGCTGATGCTGATGCTCTAGCAAATAGTTGGACTGCTCTTCGTTCAGAGCGTGATGCGTTGTTAGGTTCTAGCGATTGGACTCAATACAACGACTCCCCGTTAACAGACGAGGTCAAGGCTGAGTGGGCTGTTCATCGTCAGGCACTTCGTGATCTCCCTGAAAACACCGACGATCCTGCTAATCCGACTTGGCCTACGCCGCCTGGGTGATGACCGATGCCTAAAAAAGTTTCCTCTATAGAATCCAAATTAGCCACGCATGAAGCTGTCTGTGCGGATAGATACTTGTCAATCTGCGCTAGGCTGAAGCGGTTAGAAACTATCGTGATGTCAACCGCTGGGATGATTATCTTGTTGCTTCTAGGTATGGTTTACAGGGGCTAACGGTGGAACTGGGTGCCAGGGAACTTCTGACGTTTGGCACTGTCCTTGCGGGGTTGGCGTCGGGTTGGGCGATGATTAAGACCCAACTTCTTCAAGCGCAGAGAACAATCACCAAGCTATCGAAACAACTTCAAGGCATTGAATCAAGAATGGACAAAGTTGAATCAGATAAGAATGTTGTCCAGAATCAGCTAGGAACCATAACTGCAATCCTAGCACCAGCCAATTTGAAGAAAATGTCGGAACGGGATGGGGCGATTGAGGAAAGGCTAAAGTCTTTAGAACGCGAGACAGCGGCTCAGAGGAGAATGCACAACGACAGGCACCCACAGGTCGAGAAATGAAGCCCTTAATTATTTTTTGTATATTAGTCTTATCTGGGTGTTCGACCTTAGAAAAACCTGGAGTAGTTAATACATCTACAATCCGTGTTAGCAATTCCCAGTGTGGTCCTACATCATCGGCAAAAGTAGAACTAGAGAGATTAGGAGAAACACTAAAGGCATCCGCCCTGATGAAAGTTACGTCAACCGAGACTGTTATAGTTTCGTTTTACAGTAGTCAGTCGAAGGATAGGGATTGGACGGTGATGATAGATGGCAGGAATGGGATATCTTGTATGATTCTATGGGGTAAACACTGGTTAACAGCGGGACAAGAGAGTTGAAGATAATCTTAATAGGACTTGTTGTTTTGATGGTCGGTGGCTGCGGTCTGCCGCTGGCGTACTTTCGTTATGGCGTGACCGCCTACGATGCACACCAATTCATCACCGAGGATGAAACAATAACGGATGTTACGTTGAGTATGGCGACAGGGATGGATTGCCAGATTTCTAACGCCCTGGAAGATAAAGAGGTGTGTACCAGAAAGGCAGAAGTAAAATGACGGTGAACACTTTGATGCTGGCCGTGGCGGCTATATTGTGTGTACTCGTCTTGAGTAGATAGTGATGATGATTAATTATGATCATTGGTCAGAAGTACCCAGAACATGGTCGGCTTGGCCCTGGCAGTTCTTTTCTCCGAAGGAATGTGCATGTAAGGGTACGGGAAAATTGTCAATCAATGATGGACTTATTGGTAAGCTTGATCTTCTTCGCAGCCATCTTGGTTTTCCTCTTAGTCTATCAAGCGTTTTTCGTAGTCCCTACCATAATGCTAAAGTGGGTGGGGCACCTCGTTCGATGCATCTATTCGGGCTTGCGGCGGATATTCAGATCATTGGTAAGGACAAGAACTTGATTCTAGAACTTGCTAAAGACCTGGGGTTTACTGGTTTTGGGTACTACAGGACGTTTCTACACGTTGACTTAGGTAGAAAGCGAGAGTGGGGGAAGTGGGATGCTTGAATTATTAGGAACGGTTTTAACTGGCGGTGCAACAGGGATTGTAGGTTCAATCATAGGAAAGGCGTTTTCTTTCCTCGACTACTGGGTTGAGGAAAAGAAGGCTGACCATGAGCATGAACGAACAATTGCGCTTCTTGAGTTACAGAATAAGTTCGGCGCGGAGGAGAGTGAGAGAGAAATGGCAATCGCGCAATCTAAGATTGATGCTGACTCCCGCATGGCATCCTACAGCCACGACAGCATGGCTGGTACAGGTTCTCTCTGGGTCGTTGACTTGCTACGTCTTGTGCGTCCTGTGCTTACTTTTAGTCTCATTGTTTTAGTGGGGATGCTTTATTTCTCTTCTGATGCAGGGGGTAAGGCTACCATTGAAGCTTCTGTGATATTCATGTGCTCGTCAGCCGTTTTATGGTGGTTTGGCGACAGAGCCCTCAGGAAGAAAACATAGGAGATTACTATGACTTGGAAAACAATTAGATCGAATCTCAAGTTTGTTATCAACAACAAGCCAGTTATAGCGGGAATCCTGCTTGGTGTAGGCTTCGTTGTTGGGTATTACGTTAAGTTGCTGGCTTGTTCTTAAGGTTTACGAAATTGGGGTAACGTCGTGGCCGCGGTTAAGCTACAAAAGTTTCTAGGTGCTGCTCCCAAGGTCTCTGATGAGCTCTTGCCGGACGGTGCTGCCCAGACCGCGAACAATGTACAACTATATTCTGGTGACCTCTTACCTTACCCCGAAGCCTTTGCTTCCGATAACATCCCCCGTATCGGGACAATTAAAACCATCTTCGGTATCCGCAACCCGAGTACTAATGCGTTAGAGTGGCTGTCGTGGCTAAACGATGTAGATATCGTAACTATCTCCGACTCGAATGATGATGAGCTGCGGTTCTATTACACTGGTGATGGGGTACCTAAGGTCACGACTCATGCTCTGGCTACTAACGGGTCCGAGCCTTACCCGGTGAGCAGCGGGTACTATGATCTCGGTCTACCTCTTCCGACTACAACGGCCACAGCTACTGCCGTGGCGTTTACGTCGGCTACTTCGGCTAAGTTTGAACGTGACTCTGGTAATACCGCGATCATCACAACGGCTGCGGCGCATGGGTTCAGGTCTGGACAAATTGTTACAGTACGTAATTTTTCGACGTCGCCTTCAGATGAACTCAATGTGACCAACACCCGGATCACTGTAACAAGTACCACTACGTTTGAGTATTTCAACGCGGGGGCCACTGTTGCTGAAACATCTAATACCGAAGCTACGATTGATTTGGCTGGTGGTACAATAACACGCGATTATGTCTATACCTGGTACACCCCATGGGATGAGGAATCTATCGCTGCTGCTCCTTCGGATACATTGTTTATAAAGGAAGGGCAGAGCGTAGTTCTTACGGCCCTCCCAACTGCGGCCCCCGTTGGGGATAACTTTATAACTGCTATGCGGCTTTATCGTACTCTGACCTCGTCGTCTGGTACTGAGTTCTTCCGGCTGTCTACTTTGTATTTCCCCGCAGCGACAACTAGGGTTTCCCTCACATCCAATGTAGCGACTGTGACTATGGCTGTTGAGCACTCACTTATTGTGGGTGACAGGTTTAAGTTATCGGGGTGCACGGATAGTGTTTTTAATATCATTGACGGTATCGTCACGGTGGTCGTTAGTGACACTAAATTCAGTTATGCCGTGACTAACGCCAATATAACTGAGAAAGCCGATACCACGGGTAAACTTTATCATGATGCGTCCGAGGTACCGGCTGATGACCCGCCTATGTACTGGGGAGATGTTATTGCAACATCTGTAAGAGTGCGTACTTCTAACGTATCTACCATGACGACGGCGGTAAATCATGATCTGCTTTCTAATCAGGTCGTTGCTATCGCAGGAATGACTGATACGTCGTTTAATGAAACCGCCGTTGCCGTTACCGTCACAGGGGCTACTACATTCACTTACCCCAATACGGGCAGTAACGCGGTAAGTGCGTCCGATACTGGTGGTACTGTTACCAATTACAGTTTCCTCGACAACTTCGATTTCTTGAACCTCGTTGATCTACTTGTCACTGATGAATATGCCGCGCCCAACTCGGCCATGGCGGGGATTGTGGAGTTACAGAATAACCTTATCGCGGGGTTTTTCGGTAACCAATTAGCCTTTGCCGAGCCCGGTAAGCCATGGGCATGGCCTGTGAAGTACCGGCGTACCTTCGAGTATGATATTGTAGCCTTGGTTGCTGTTGGTGGGTTCCTCCTAGTCCTTACCGAGGAATTTGCTTACCGCGTATCCGGATCAGACCCAGCCACGTTGGCCGTAGCTCGTATTGATAACCCATATCCCTGCTTATCCAAGAGGTCCGTGGTCAATATGGGTTATGGTGCGGTGTTCGCCACTTATGGTGGGCTCGCACTCTGGGCTCCTGCTACAGGTATGACTTTCGTGACTGAGTTTGTCCATGAGTTCGATACGTTTGACAGCACCCTCGACCCCAGCACGGTGGTTGGGCACTTCTTCAATGATAAATACTACGCATCATATGACACCGGGGCGTTCATCTTCGAGCGTGATGTGAAGATTGGTGGATTTTACGTTACTACTGGGCACAAGTTTAACAGCGCGTGGACTGATCCCAGCACGGGTATCATGTATACGTCGTCTGATACTCTTGGGAATATCAATCAGTGGGGGAACGACGCTAATATCTTAGGCCCGTACGAGTGGAAATCTAAAGTTATTGTTACGAAGGACTACATCAACGTAGGTGCGGCACGGGTTGTCGCGGATTACACAATAACTGCTGAAGACTCCGCAGCTTACACGGCCTATAACTTGGCGGTTGCTGCGTATAATACGGCTGTATGGGCTGATAGCGGGCAGTTAGGTAGTATTAATGGGCCGACTGACTATGTCGGTAGTGATGGTGTGACGGTCAATAATTTTGCTTCATTTAATACTGGTATAGTAAATGGGCCGGGAACACCACTTGGTTTAGTCCGATCACAACGTACTGCACCTTCTGCGTACATATTAATTTTTAAATTATCACAAAATAAAACACTAGTGTTCACTAAAGCTGTTGCGGATAGCGAGATTTTCCGTTGCCCTGTTGGGTATAAATCCGATACATTCGAGGTATCCGTTTCTGGCGTTGGCCGTACCCGGTCTATACATATCGGTGAGACGCCAGATGGATTAAGGGCGGCATAATGGCACGTTTTGTAGCAACTCCTCAGGTCCCTACTACTGGTGTTCCTGAGATACAGGCTAATCTTTTTAGCGCGCTGAAAGAGAACGTAGAACTTTTAACCGCAACGCGAGGAGAATCTGATCTTATAAGCAAAGCGTTAATTCGTGGTGATGTGACAGTTAAACAGGTAGGAACGCAGGATATGGTTTCCGTTCAAAACATTAGCCCAGATGGATTCACTGGTCCCCATGTAGATGCTAACCAGATAGCTAGTTTAGCTGCTTTTCGTGCGCTGCAACAAGATGTGCAGGCACTTGCGGATGACTTATTTCGTACAAGGCAAGCCCTTGATCTGTTAATTGCGAATTTTGGAGGACGCTAATATGGTTGATGATAACGATTTTGACATTACAGAACTTGTTGAGATAGCGACGAACCCAGCTTATGATTATCCTGAGCCTGGTATCTCTGCTCCAGACGTAGCATCAAGTGAACCCGTGTTTCAACCGCAATTTCAACAGGGCGGCATGGTTCAAGGACAGCAACAACCGTTACCCCCGCAGGCTGCAGGGGTTAATCCTGCTGGGAATGATACCCCCATCCCTGCGCAGCAACTGGATGCCGAGGCTCAACGTGTTATTAGTCAGGCCCCAGAGCAGTTTCTTGAGCTTAAGCAAGCAGTCGAGCAGGCTGTGGCTAATGGCGAGATTACCATGGAGGAGCTTAATCTGGCAGGGCAGTTGGCTACCGCAGCCGCTCAGAACCCCCAACTTTGGCCACAACTCCGCCAATTTGCTATCCAGAAGGGACTTGCTGAAGAGAATGAGTTACCACAGGAATACGACCAAGGGTTAGTTTTTGCCTTGATCCTCGCTACAAAGGCCATACAGGGCGGTGGGCCGCAGGCACAGGGTCAACCCCCACAAGCAGTCGGAGGTGCGCCTCAGACGCAAGGACAGGTCCCTCAGGCCGCTCTTAGGACAGGAGGGGAAGTACCTAGTAGCCGTAATCAGGACGGCAGTGTAGCGATTACCGCTCATGACGGCGAGTTTGTGATACCAGAACGTGTTGTGCGGGAGAAAGGCACAGATTTCTTTAACAAAATGATCGAGCCAAAAGATGCCAAAACCGCTTAAGCTTGTAGAACCTGTTGAGAAGCCTGATCCTATCAAGGATTACGAGCCCCTGTTTCTGTCTTCCACAAGTATACTCGATATTTATTGGGGGCAGACATGTGAGGCGTTGGCTTCGTGTCTTGCTGACGACATGTATGGCGAGATGACGCTTGACGATATTTACAACCGTATCAAGGCGGGGCAGATGTATTGCCTTGTTTTTAAGAATGATGAAGGTGAGTTACCTGATGTAGTTCTTGCGATGATCTTGGAACTCATAATATACCCACGACTTACCGTACTGAATATCACTGCAATTGGTGGGCGGGAGCTTAGTTTAATGAGAGATAAGTTTTGGAAACACATTTGCAGTTGGGCGTATATGAATGGTGTTCGGCATATACAGGCATCTGTAACCCCCGCTATGGCTCGTATGCTTAAGTCATATGGGTTCAAACCAATTCACCAGACTCTCAGGATGAATCTGACGGAGATGTAATATGATCTATGTACCCCCCTTACATGCGGAGTTAATGAGCACTACCGCGCTGACACCTACTCACCATAAAAGTGCGGTCCGTACTGTTGCTACTATTGCAGTTGCTATAGCTATTCCGGCTGTTGCTCCTAGTATTGCTACTTCTATTGGGCTATCAACCGCTCTCGGCGGTGGCGTTCTCGGTAGCACTCTCGGTAGCGCTGTTGTTGGTACTGCTCTCGGTGCGCTCGCTGCTAAAGTCACAGGGCAACCCGTCTTGCAAGGTGCTCTCGGCGGGGCTTTCGTTGGCGGTGTTGGGGGGTTTGCGGACGCTGGCGGGTTTAGCGGACTATTTGGTGG